GATCCCTTAGCTGATGGTGCCCTGGGTGCTCACTTCGAGCTCGAACAGGGACGCGCCCTGCGAGTTGCTGTCGGCGTCCGGGACGGTGATCTTCGTCAGCCGGCCCGTGTAGACGATCGGCGCCCCCCACGGGGTCAGGTTCTCGTCCAGGGGCTGCTGCGCGACGGTCACGACAGCCTTCCCGACACGGCCCATCAACTGCTTCGAGAGGACGTGGTCCCGTTCCCGCACGTAGATGCGGGACACGGTCACGTTCTCTACGTCCACCGGCCCGCCGAGGCTGACCTGGGTCGCTGACCCGCCCGGTCGGTACTTGGTTTCCTGCCCGGTCATAGACCCGCCGGACTTCTTGTCGAACACCCCCAACGACGTCCCGTCGACGGTGACGTTGGTGAGCCAGAGGTCGGAACGCTGTCCGTTGCTCACGACGACTTGTCTCCCTTCCGACTCAAAGGCTCTGGTTGATTGGGACCTTGACCACGTCGATCGCCAAGAATTCGGCGGTGCGCGTGGTGCGGATGTTCACGCGGGCGTTCAGGTAGCCGGCGGCGAGCGTGTCTGGGGTGTTCACGGAGCTGACGTCGACGCTGTACGCGTCGGCGGGGGTGTCGCCGTACAGTTCGTCGGCTTCCCAGTGCTGCTGCATGATCCCGGCGATCGCCCCACCGAACGCCGTGATCGTGTGACCCCGGCCGTCAAGGACCTGGAAGATGAACTGTTCGGCGAGGAGCTGCAACTCGTCGGTGATCCGCAGCCGCAGAAGCTGCGATGCGGCATCACGCCATCCGTTCGAGAGGGTGCCGAGCGTCGAGTAGCCGTACAACTCCACGGGCGGGTTCGCGGACGCCGAGTAGGCGCGGCGGAGGACGTTCACGGAGGCGTTACCCGACAGTGCATCCCTCTCGGCGTCCGTGAAGGTCTGGCCGACCCCACCCGAAGTGATGGGTGCCGTGTCGAGGACCCACAGCGCCTGCCCGTTCGGGCCGGCAGCGGCCTTCCCGGCGGGGCCGGTCGTGACCTGCGCGGAGATCAGCCCTGCCGCGACAGCCGACGGTGGGACGTGCCGGTTGGCGACCGCACCGGACGCTGGCGGGATGGTCAGCCAGGGGGCGAGGAGCATCCCGTACTCGGGTGCGGTCGCGGCGCCCTGGACGGTCTGCGCGAGAGTCGTCAGGGTGGCCTGGCTGGATGCGGTGACGCCGTCGAGGAGGGCGAGTCGGTTGCAGGCCGCCGCGTGCACCATCGTCCCGGCGTGCCCTGCCGCGGTCGTGACACCCAGTTTGGTGACGAGGCCGGGACCCCACGATGCGGGGAGCGCGTTGAGTGCTGCAGTCCAGTGGGTGTCGGTGATGGAGGCGATGTCGTCAGCGCCGGATGCGAGGGCGGTAGCGGAGGTGACGGCCGGGTTGTTGTTCGGGGCTGCGGTCGCAGAGGCGAGGTCGGAGACGGTCACGTACGAGCTGCGGGTGCCCCAAGTGACGGCCTCAGTCGGGGACGCCAGGTCTGGAGACACTTCGACGGCGACGTCATCGACGAGGATCGTGATGACGAACGTGCTGGTGGATGCCCCGTTGGCGACGCACACCTTCATGCGCGTGTTCGGCCAGGCGCCGGGACCCCTCGCGGACACCTTGATGGTCGATGCGGGAGTGGGAGTGGCCCGGTCGACGATCGTGTAGGACGCGACCACGGCGGTGGGGCCGACGACGCGGGACAGCAGCATCGCCGAGCCGCCGGCCCGGAAGTACGCCTCGACCGCGTCGTAGGTGAGTGCGACGCTACCGATGGTGGCGTCCCGGCCCCCGTAGATGCGGGTGTAGTCGGCGAGGGAACGTAGCGGGGCGGTGGGGTCGGGGACGAGGGGGCCGCGCTGAGTTTCGGCCGCGACCATCCACGTGCCGAGCCGCTGGCCCGGGGTGGCCGCTGCCGCCGCCGCGCTGGTGGTGATGGTGACGCCGGGACGGGGCATGACTTAGGACTCCTCGGGTGGCGGGACGCGGTTGACCTTTCGGCCGGGGCGATGCGGGTCGGGGCCGGGATCGCCGGCGACCTGGACGCGGGTCAGGCGACCGTCCGTGAGGTGCCCGCCGACATCTGGGGTGGTGTCGTCGAGGTCTGCGACCTCACCGACCGCCAGGAGTCGGCCGCCGACATCGAGGGGGACCAGGGACGTGTTCTTGCAGGCGGCCACGTGGCCCTCCATCAGGGGTTACCTCTCAAGGGGACCCGGCCGTTTAGGGCCGGGGGGAATTGAGTGCTCGATGCCCTGCTCGACGAGCCGCAGGATCTGGCCGTTGAGGGATCGGTGTTCGTCCGCCGCGATGGCGGTCTAGGTGAGATTGCGGACGTCCACACCCGTGTGTGTGACGGCAGGCGGGATGACGGGGACGTCCGGGTCTGCTGGCGGAGTGGTGGGGCCCCCGAACCGGCAGATGACGTCGGGGACGAGGACCCGGAACTGCAGGCTGCCCGCGACGACGGCGGCGTCCCGCTCGAACGCCAGCGGTGCGATCTCCTCGTCCAGCCAGGTCGTCTCGGCCGCGAATCCGCCTAGGGATCCCTGCTGGACGAGGAGGGCGCGGAGTGCGGCTATGTAGACGTCGGTGACGTCGGTGGCCCGGTCGATGGTGAGGTCCTTGACGACGATGCCGACACCGACCGCCCATGGTGCGGTGAAGGTTCCGTCGCCATGCCGTTCGGGGTCACCGGCGAGGCCAGGGCAGACGATCACACAGGCCGGGTATTCCTCGGCTGGCAGGCCCGGATCGCCGGACACCCCGTACCGTTTGATCGGCGGAAGGACGATGCCTTTCTGCCGGCCGAGCTCGTCTGTGTAGACGTCGGCCCACAGGCCGATCGTGGTCTTGAGGGCGTCGCGGACATCTTTCGCGGTGACCACGGGCAGGTAGAGGCTCGCGGTCACCGTCGCCCGACCCTTCCCTCGACGATCCACGTGCGGAGCGTTTCCACCCAGCGGTTCCGGCGGCGCCGGTCGATCGTGATGAGGCGGCGTCTGACGCGCCCGGATCCGCGGTGCGCGTAGACGGCGCGGGCCAAGCTGGTCCCGAACGTGGCTCCCGTGTTGCTGATCTCCGTGACGGCGCCCTCGCCTGTGCCGGTGGTGAGCGCCCTGGCGAGGACACCGGTCGCGCGTTCGATCCTCGGATCCAAGCCACGCTTGGCTTTCTGCCGCGCGTACTTCGGGGTGAGGGGCTGCCAGTGGGTTCTCCCGACGCCGCCGGAGGAGAAGATGCCGCGTTCGGTGGCGAGGAACTGTCGGTGTATCTCCTGCAGGGCCGGGGTCATGTCCCGGCCCCGAGTCGAGAGCCCCTCCATGCGGCGGAGGAACCCTTGGGTGCCGGAGCCCCGGTGCCGGTCTGTCTCGAAGACGATCCCGAGGCCCACGGCAAGCCCCCTCAGGGTTGGTAGACCTGCTGTGGGTAGGAGGTCGCGAGTTGCCCGTCGTGGAGGATGGCGCCGACACCGGCCGCGTTGAGGCGGGTCGGTGGGGACACCTTGAGGATGATCTCGCTGTGGTGGGAACCTGCAAGGATGCCCGGCCACGTTTGGGGGACACCGATCACATCGAGGGTGCGGCCGTCCCAGACGATCCGATCGCCAGCAGCGGCCGGCAAGACGCTCCCTCGGCGCGTGAACAGACGCCAGTCCTCGGTCGGGATGATCCCCGCGGCGTCGCGGGTCTCGGTGGTCCCTGCAGGCTGGATCGACACCCCGATAACGGTGGTGGCGGCGGCGTTGGCCCAGTCTGACTGTGGGGTCAGGCTCCCGTCACCGTCTCGGAGGCGGGCCGCTCGGAGCCAGATGACGGTCTGGGAGAAGATCGGTCCGCCGCCGAGGGGGAGCAGGCTCGTGGAGGCTGTGGTGGCCGTGACTGGCGTGCCTGCGGGGTAGAGGGTTCCGGGAGGTGCCGATCCGAGCATCTCGCTCCTCCACCGAGTTGGTCCGAGGGGGCCACGTCCTTCGGTGCATGGGGGGATCGGGCCGGTTACGGCCCTGTGTTCATCTGGCCCCACCCTGGATGATCAGGGCAGGGCCGGAGATGAGCAGGGTCTAGGCAGCCGACGCGAGAAGCGCAGCCATCGTGTTCGATGCGGCGGCGTGGGGCTCGATACCAAGGCGGTCATAGATCATCGTGGTCCGACTGGATGCGTGGTCAAGACCGTCCTGGACGGCTCGGATGTCGACGCCGGCCTGCAGGAGCAAGGTCGCGAATGAGCGGCGGAGGGAGTGTGGGCTGATCGGTCGGACGATTCCGGCGTCGGTGGCGAGGCGCTGAACGACGCGGTCTGCTGAGCGGCGGGTCATCTGGGTGCCGTCGCGGCGCAGTAGCAGGGGGCCGCTGGTGCGGTCTGCTGCTGCCCGGTCGATGGCCTGCCAGGTGGGGATGGGCAAGACCTGCTTACGGATCAGTCTTCGGGGCCAGCCGCCCTGACCTTGAGAGCGGTTGGGCACCCGCGCTTATGCCACGGTCAGACGATGGTCGTCGTCGTCCCGCCAGCGAGCGAGTTAGCAGTGATGCTCTTGCACATAAGTAGGGCGACGGTGCAGCCCGTATCGACCGTGATGTGGTTGACGACGCCACCGGCTGGATTCACCTCGATGGCCCGGTCGAGTACCACCTGCCCGGCGCTCCCCGTCACGTAGATCACCTGCCCGGCGGCGGCGCCCGTGAAGAACCCCGCCACGCCCACCCCAGATCCGCCGTTGATCTTCAGCGAGTTCGCGGTGTTGTTCTCGGCGCCGCAGCCGCTCAGGGTTACCCCTGAACAGTCGTCGAGCAGGTAGCCCGTCGGCTGATTGTCCGCCGAGCACGAGTCGATACTGAGGTATGTCATCCGCAGGATGTCGTAGCCGACTGCCCGGTTGGCGTTGGCGTAGCAGGACGCGAAACGCACTGATGTGCCGTAACCGCCACCGTGAATGCAGAACCCGATCTGGCAGCCGGTCACGGTGACACCCTCGATGGTAGAGGCCATCCCGTCCTGGATGTCCACCCCGTTGGCGTCGAACCCGTACAAGGCCACGTTGGTGACCCTGATGTAACTGTTCGAGGTGCCCGAACTCGTGAGTTTGATGCCGCTGCCGTTTCCGCTGGCGCCGTTCTGGGCGCCCACCAGGAACATGTCCTGAACCGTGACCCGGCTCAAACCAGACCCGGCCATCATGTTGATGTCGCCATACTCGATCAGCTTCGTTGTCTGCGGCCCGGCGCCCCGAATGGTGACGTTCGACGCCAGGTTGATGGTGGCGCCGCCGAGGTGCCAGTCCCCGGCGGGGACGGTGATCGTGCCGCCGTTCGACCCAAATTCCGTGATCGCGGCGTTGATCGCTGCCCCGGCGGCGGATCGCGCGGACTCGGGGAGGGTGTAGAAGCCGGACGGCAGCGGGGCATAGGTGTCCATAGCGGTTGCTGCGGAGAGTGCCCCCGTGATTCGGGAGTCATCTCCGGCAGCGACAGTCCCGGTCGTGGTGCCCACGGCGAGGACGGATGCCCCACCGAGACCCAGGGACGTGCGCGCGTCGGCCGCCGACGTCGCAGCCGTCCCGCCCTGCGCCAGAGGCAGCGCCGACGACAGGTGCGTGGCGGTCACCGTCGGGGAGGCAGCGGTCCCACCAATGTCACCAGCAACGGCGGCACGAGCGGCAGCGGCACCCAACGCGTCGAACGCGCCAGCACCCAGCCTGGGCAGTGCCACGACCGCGGTAACACCGTCACCCCGGACGAGGTCGCCGTCAACAATCACAGTCTCCCCGGCGGCAACCGCGGCACCGCCGGCCGCAGCGTCAGCAGTGGCCCAGTGGGCGGCCGTGTCCGACCGCAACTTGATCAGGACATTCCGGGGCATCAGGCACTACCTCCATCGACCACAGACACAGACAAGGTCACGTTCGCACCCAACGCACCGCCACCGGACAGGCCGGCACCAGCGACCACCTGGCGAGAGACAGGGACCGTCCCCAATTCCAGGGCAGCGACAGCCGCCTCAATGTCCGTCAACGTCTTCGCAGTCACCGTCGCCGCAACCAGCCAGCCGACCGCGACGCTCCGCGCCGTCGTGCCCTCCTGCGCCCGAGCGACCGTCAACACGTCACCCGTCCGGGCTGTAACCCGGACGATCTCGGCGTTACTCGGGTCCGGAACGTCCCCGGCAGGCCACACCGTCGCATTGAACGGCGCCGCCGGGAACCGGCCACCCTGAGACGCGGCAACCGTCACCGACATCCCCGATGTGGCCGGGGAAGGCGCCACGGCGACCACCGACACCGCCAGATTCGCGTGCGCATCCACCTATGCACTCCCCCCATCCACGATCAACCCGGAAGCGAGGTCCTGCGTCTCCACAGCCCCGGTCGGAACCCGCTGGGCGTCCCGCCAGGCATTGGCGGCCGAGGAGTAGGCCGTGTAGTCGTTCGCCGCCAACGCGGTGGTGATGGCAGCACGGAGCGTGTCGTCCGACACCTTGCCCCCTCAATAGCAGCGGATGGAGAACGCCCCACCGCCCGGCATCAAGCCGACCGCTGCGAGCTTCTTCGCGATCGACCCGGCGATGGCTTCAGGCGCCTGCAAGGACTCGGTCGCGTAGGTGAGAGTGATCCCGCCAACCTGCTCGGCGCGCAGACCTTGCGGGTTCGACGCGAGCACCGTGGCAACATCCAGGACGATCGCCGTCAGCACGGCCGGAACATCATCCGCGGTCTGGAACCCGTGCGAGTACGTGACCCGCACCCGAGGAGGCCACACGCCAGGGCATGCCAACGGTTCCAGCGGGCCGCCACCAGCGAACCGCTGCGACCACCCAGCCGTGTACCTCGACGCGGGAGGACGGATCAGCCGCTGCCCCTGCCTGTACCACGCCTCACCCTCCACCATGGGTGTCGCCGCCCCCGACAACGCCAGCGCATCCACGGTCAACGAATGAGTGGAATCGACGACGACGGGCCGCTGAGGGAGGGTGAGTACCCGGTCCCCGCCCTCCAACTCGACCACATCATTCTCGATCAGGTCGAATGCCTGGCCGGAGACACCACGCACCCAACCGGCCGCCTGATCCACCGCCGCCTGGGCGACCGTCTCATCCATCCCTGGCTGCTGCAGCCTGGTGCGCAGCCCCTCAGCGGTCGCGAGAGCAACAGCCACAGATAGTCCCTCCCGCTCGCCTCAGGGTCAGGTCAGTCGGCGAGTCGAGTGAGCAAGGTTGTCCTGGCCCGGCCCTCACGTTCGGCCCGGCGCACCGCAGCGCGCTTTCCCGGGTTCGCGTCGACGTACGCCATGACGTCGTCGACGTTGTGCCCGGACGGGTCAAACGGATCGGCCGTGGGGTCGGTCAGCACTTCGGGGCGGGGGAGTTCCCGCCCTTCCGCGGTGACTTCCCGCCCTTCGCCGCCTGCTTCTGCGGACGCGGCGTCTTCGGTGTCGCCATTGTTGTCACCTCCGCTCCGCGTCTCTGCCGGCGCGGCCGGGTCCGGGATGACCTCGACGTGCTGCCGTGCGTTCGCCTCCAAGAACGCCCCGACGTCGCCGCCGATGACCTGGCCGACGGTGAGTCGGTAGACCTGCGACGTCGGGGCGTAGTTGACCTTTCCTGCGCGCACAACCCGGATCGCCACGGGTCCCTCCTTCGATCGTTGTTCTCCTTGTTGGATCCCGTGCGGGCCGCCGCATCCTTCCCCAGACACGGCGGCTCGCACGGGAACTCAGTCCATCGGCCCAGGAAGGGGCCGATGGACTCAGGCGTGCTCGACCAGGACCGCCCTCTTCATGAGAGCCGCGTCGCCGGAGGCGTTCTCGAGGTCCGTGGGGACTCCGTATCCGCCGACCGCCTGCCACGTGGTCGCCACGACGTTCCCGAACCGGTCGAGGGGTGGGCGGACGGTCAGAGCGACCTCGACACCGTTCGCCGGGGCGATCATCGAGATGTTCGGGACGCCCTGGACCCCGGTCTCACGCAGCAGGTCACCGAGACCCTGCAGCGGGCACCACATGAGGGCGCCAGCACCAACGACCAGGCACCGGTTCACCGTCAGGGTCCCCACAGACCCGGCCAGGAGCGTGACGACCTCGTTGTTGGGGACGAAGTCGACGCCGTTGATCCGTCCGATCGCCATGTCACGCCACACCGGGGACTCGATGTTTCCCCGCAGCGCGTTCTCGAAGCTGGGGTCGGTGTACAACTCGTTGATCGTGTCCTCGGTGACGAACGCCGTGTAGGCGCCGCCGATCATGGGCACGCTCATCTTCTTCAGCCGCGACCGGGCCGCGCGGAACAGGCTGAGGGTGGCCAGGTCAGCCGAGTCCAGGTCGTACGCGGTCGACCCGGACGGACGGATCGACGTGGGGGCGTTCGCGGCCACGACAGCCCACCCGGCGGTAGCGGCGACGCCCGTCCCCAGGGTCAGGTTCCCGGGTCCCGACGCCACCGACACGGCGGTCACCGTGTTCGGGACCCCGTTGACGGTGACCGTGAGCGGGTTTGACCCCGCCACCGCGGTCAGGTCACCCAGCACCGAGGTGTACCCGAAGCCCGCAGTGTCCTTCACGGGCAGGGTCGTCGAGGACCCCCCGCCCGTCGTCACCCACGTGCGCCCACCCGCATACGCCCGGTAGATCGTGTCCCTGGCGGCCTGGTTCATGGACTGGCCGGAGTGAATGCCCAACGTCTTCACGTCGTTCAGGTACAGCGACGCGAGGGCCACAGCCGACGCCAAGACGTTGGTGTCCAACGACTTGCCGTACTTGGCCATGACGGCCGACCACGTCTCCTTGCTGTAGGAGCCCGCGGTGGCGTCCGCCGTGGCTGCGACCGGCGTCGGCGACGGCGACATCAGACCCGTCCGGGTCCACTTCTTCTCGTCACCCACCGCGCCCTGCCACGGCATGCTGTCGCAGATCCCGGGGAAGACCCACTCCGGGCGAAGTGCCTCCTGGAAGGTCCTGTCCAACAGGCCCTTCTGGACGATCCCCTGGATCGCCGCCGGAAGTTCGCTTGCGACGTCGTGCCGGCCCAGGGCCAGGACGCCCGGGAACTGACGCGGGATGAACTGGATGCCGGGCCGCTCGGTGCGACCCGCCGTCCGGGCGGTCTCAGACATTCGTCTACTCCTGTTCGATGGTGAAGGACACGAGGTCCGGGTACTCCCCGGCCATGTGATGCAGGCCGAGTAGGCATGTGTTGGTGATCGCGGAGACTCCGGCGCAGACCTTCCCTGCCTCGCCGGTTTCTCCCTGGCCCCGCTCATGACCCGTGACCTCGATCCAGGTGACGCCATCCCGGACAGCCGCGCGGACGCTGATCACGTGGTTAGAGGCGGACGCCGTACCTGGCGAGTTCCTTGTCGAGGTCTTCCTTCGGGGCAGTCCGGAAGTCGGTCTCCGGTGACCCGCCTCGGGACCCCTGGGACGGGTCCGGGGCTGGTGCTGGGGTGGCGCGAGGCTTCGGAGCTGGCGTGACGGCCGGTTCGGCCCTCTTCAGGTGCGGCTTCTTCTCCAGCAGCCCGGTGACGGCAGCCTCGACGGCCTCCGTGTTGATCCCGCCGTCCACCAGGTACGGGGCGAGGTCGGCGCCGAGGAACGCGACCGCATCGGATGGGTCCGCGAAACCCGCGGCGGCGGCGGCCAGCCGGATCTCCGACGTGACGACCCGACGCTCAGCGTCAGCAGCCCGGGCGTTCGCCCGCTCCGCCGTAGCCTGCATCTTCTCCAACTCTGACTTCTCGGCGTCCTCAGCCGCGGTGACCTTGGCTTCGAGTTCGGCGAGCCGCGCGTTGGCCCTCTGCAGATCGTCGGCGGCCTGCTTGCGGCGCTCCCGCTCCTTCGCGAGGTCCTCCACGGGGACGTGCCGCGCGGGCTTTCCGTCGTCCGCCTTCGCGGCGGGCTTGGGGTCAGGTTCTGCAGCCGGCTTCGGTGGGTCAGCCCTCGCGGCAGGCTCACCAGCGGCTGCCGGGTCGGCGGGAGGGGTGACGCCACCGTCGTCGGCGGGCCCGTCGTGCCGGTCCAGGCGGAGCCGGTATGGGAACTGCGGGTAGGGCATGGTCTGGGCCATCACGGCTTCTCCAGGCATGAGTGCGGCCCGATCCGCGTCGCGCGGCCGGGGTGGGTCAAGGTGGTGCAGGGTGGTGACTGCTGTCGCGTCGCGCGTTCAGCAGGACAGAGCCACTAGACCGGATTTTGTCCCGTTCTCAGGGCAATCGAAGGATGTAGCCGTGATTAATCATCTGGCGGATGGCGTCGTCGCGGGACGTTGACGTCCGCAGGATCTCCGAGACGGACATCCTTCCGGATCTCGTGTACCGGTAGGCGGACGTCGTCCTACCGGTGGGAGTGCGACGCTGGAACGGGATACCGCGGCGCATGACTGGCCCGTACTTCGCGGTCGCCGCAGCAACTTCCGCACGGGTGGTCGTGAAGTTCGTGTAGACACCGCCCGGACTCGCGCCGCCAGCGCGAGCGATGTCCCGGGCCAGAATCCGCGCCCCGGCGATACCCCGACGGGTCGTCCCCTCCCGCGTGTACTCGTGGCCGCCAGCCACATACAGGCCACGCCGCGAGTTGACCACCTGGCCCAGGTCCGCGCCCAGGTCCAGCGCATGCCGCTCATCGCCGGTCAGGTCGGTGATCCGGCCCTCTCGCCACAACCGCATCGGATCAGGCGCCTCGACGGCTGACGGGTGATGCGCCGGGAGGCTCACGCAGCGACACCGCGGGTGCCTACGAAACCCGGAACTCCACCTATACCAGCGGCCACTCAGGATCGCGCAGCGGGAACAGCAGCGCGCTCCGACAATCCGGATGTACCCGCCGACTCGCCGGGATGCCATCGCCGTCTGTGTGGACAGCCTTGCGGCGTCCGCGACCTCCGTGGCCGCGTACATCGACAGGGCGTGCCCGCCAGCCCGGCGGACGACATCCGGTGGCGCGCCCTGCCGGAGCAGGCCAAGCGCCCGGACAGCGGGGATCCGGAGGAGTTCCTCAGGTGCCAGCCCGGACGCGGCCACACCGCTGAACGCCTCCGGAGCCACCGTCCCGGCCGGCGGGAGATTGACGTCCTGGGAAACGAGGGCAGACTCCACATACCCATCCGCCATCCCCGCCGCGGCTGTCTGGGCTGCAGTGAACGCGCCAGCCGCCTCGCCAAGCCTGGACCCCCACGACGCCTCCACCGAGGCCAGATCGACGGAAGCCCACAGGGTGGCGAGGACGGCGGACAGCCGGCCGGAGAGGGTGACGACACTGGACTGGTAGGCGAGAGCCACCGCTGAGGCTGCCTCTTCCGTCGCGGCCACGCGCCACCACCCTCCAGCAGACCGGAGCAACCTTCGGGTCAGGTTGCCACCACGTACGGGACCTGGGTCGCCGTCGCCGGTGTCGCGATCGTCGCCGGGGCAGTCGCCCCAACCGCAGAACCGGACGTCTGCGCGAGCATAACCTGCCCGGACACCACACCCGACGACGCCTTCGTCTGCACCGTGACCCCGATCAGTGTCGGCACGGTCGACGCGGTGATCGACACGGCGGCCCGATACCAGCCGGTCGTCGGCACCGTGTACGGCGCGGACAGGGCCAGCGTCTTCGACGTGTTCGCAGCCCACGCCGTGGACGTCTGGTCCGCGGACTGGGCGATCAGCGCCGGGGTGGCCTGCGTGTCGTAGAGAGCGAAGAACCAGTGCGTCAGTGACGCGCCGGCCGTCGCACCGGAAGTGAAGGTCAGGTTCGTGACCACGTCGCCGGCGAACAGGTAGACCGCCGCGTTCAGCATCGTCCCCGTGGCGATCGCAGCCGTGTCCGAGGACACGTCAGTCCGGTCGATGTTGGACCGGACTGTTCCCGCTGGGGAACCGTTGAGCAGCCACGCATACGGCCGGACAGCGGCCGGGGCCAAGTTGCCGACCGCCACCGCACCGGCCGCGAGGTCGCTCGTCTCAACCCCCAACGTGGGGACGCTCTCGCTGACCCTGCGCGCCTTCAGCGCTTCGACCAGGCCGGTCTGGTACTCGGTCTCGCCCACTGGGTGGTGTTCCTTCCGGTTCAGGCCGCTGGCTCGCAGATTGGCCCAGGGTTGTTCATGTCGCGGTCCGTACTATCGCCGGTCGGTCTTCCTTTGATGGTCGCCAAGCCGTCAGAGCCGCCCATACCACAGGACTGAGCGGCGACTCGTCTCGCCACCCAGGCTCATCGCGGTCACGCCGGGTTACCCACACGTCGACAGAAAAGTCCGACTTGGTCATGTTGCAGCGCGCGCAGGCTGGCAGCATGTTGGCGATCTCATATCGGCCGCCACGAGCGAGTGGCCAGACGTGGTCCCTGACCGCAGCGCATGGCTTGCCGCAGTAGGCACATGCGCCGTTATAGATCAGTAAGAGAGATTCCCATTCGCCACTATTGACGCCCAATCCGCCAGCTGCGAGTTGTGCCGCCTTGCGGTTCTGTTGGTCACTGACCTTTTTTGTGCGGTACTTCTCGGGATTCTCTAACCGACGGGCATTGTCGCCGCACCGAGTCGAGCAGTAACGCGCCTGAAGCATCAGGTACTCGATGCTTTCCCCGCATTGCTCGCAGTGCCTTCCGATCGGCTTCGGCCGTCCAGGGTAGAGTCGCGCCCATCTCGCACACGAAACGTTGCAGTGCTTAGCATTGATGCCGCGCGCCGGGTCTATCGGTTCGCCACATGCCCGACACGTCGGGCTGAGGTTGAGTTTCTCCCCCGGATGTAGGCGAACGAACCGCCGGCACCTCGTGGAGCAGTACTTGCGAACGCCGAACGCTGGTTGCTCGATCTCTGTATCGCACGAGAGGCAGTGGGTGACCTTGGCGGCAGGGGTCAGCGTCTCGCGGGTCCTTCTGTAACCAATCTGACACTTGGTTGAGCAGTAGGTCTTGGGGCGTCCCCGTCCGGGTTGCTGCAGAACATCTTTTCCGTATGCCGGACAAATACGACACGAAGTCGTGGTAGCGTCTGTCACGTCGGTCCCCTCCAGCGGGATCGGCATCAGGCCCCGGCGAGTGGTGACACACTCGTCGGGGTCGTTTCCTTTTGAGGATATCAGTCCGCTTCCACAAGAACCGGAGCAGGGTCCCGTCCCGCCGCCGTGCCGTCCGCTTCCCCCATCGGCTGCTGGCTATCGCCCGGCATCTGTGGGTCTCGACCGACACCGAACGCCTCGGCGGCACGTTCTGCCTCTTTGTCGATTTCTTTCTGCATTCTGGCAATTTGAGTGCTGCTGTACCCAAGGTCCTCCCATGCCTGTAGGCGTGGAAGGAGGCCAGCCTGGAACAGTTTGACTGTGGCGTCAGCCCTCTGGGCGATGGTCGGGGTCGATGCGTCGCGCCACTGCATCTCCATGCGCGCCGCTTCTGGACTGACTTCGCCGTGACGGACGAGCAAGGCGATCCGCATCGCTCGCTCCCATGCCTCACCGAACGCCCGCTGCCTCCGCTCGGCCCGCTTCACGAGCCGAGCCTCACTGGACCGGATGGCATCCGCAGATGCCGGGTTGTCGGTCGACATACCGACGTAGTGCGGTGGCAGGCCAGATATGGACGCCGCGAGCTGTGCCAGCAGCTTCATCGTGTCATGGAAGCCGGACAGGTTGGCCTCCGGGAACTGCATGGCTTTCGTCTCAGAGTCTTCGAATGCCCAGATGCGCCCGACAATGCGGGAGAACGGAGATGTCTGACGCCCGTGCTCGTCGACGAAATCGCTAGCCTTGGCGCCGAACACTGCCCTCCGGGGAAGCGCATGGAACTCGGCGCCCGTCATCATGTCCGTCGCAATCTTGCAGGCTGCATCGGACAGCGGGATGACCGCGTCGAGGTCCGATTTTCCACCCCCACATTTAGGCATCCTCTTCGTCCGCGGCCGGTTCACGATCGGGACGACCGGGACTACCCCTAGCTTGTGGTCATCAATTCCAGGCGAGTCATCCTCATCGAGGGTCCACTCGTGCCCGCCGCCCTGCCTTGGCGTCCACCTCAGCCATGCAGTTGAGTCCGGCAGATACAGGGTTACCCGCCGTCGCTCCGACTCACCGGACACATCATCGCTCCACCACTTAGCGGCATCCCTGACGATGCCTGTTCGAGGGATCCGAGAGGCGTACACCTCGAGCGGCGACTCGACGGTGACCACCGGGATGTCGTCTTCGACGCCAGAGGACGGATCCCTGTCGTACTCCGACCTGGATCCGATGATCACGTACGACCGACGCATAACCAGCGCATCGACATGCGCCTGGTGCGATGCTAGGTCCAGGCCGTTCGCCTGCCACAGATATAGGAGCTCGTCGTCGACCTCGGCTTGCCCACCGAGGCGGAATCCTTCGCCGTCGAGACGTTCTTCGACAGAGTCGACGACTAATTCCGGCCAATGGACCACTACTTGACGCATTCGATCCCCGAGCTCCACGAGCAGTTCGGGGGCCATGTAACTCAGCGGCTGGGAGCCTTCGTAGTGGGCGTTAAGTAGCTCCAGGTCGCCGACCTCGCTCGCGTGGCGCTGCTGGAGATACGCCAACCTGTCCCTGGCGTCGTCCAGGAACTTCGTCGTGTCTAGTCCTACGGCGGAAGCCACGGCTTATCCCCCCCCTCATCACATGACGACGACGCGCGATGCCTTCTTCCGGAGCGCCTTGGTGAACTCACCAGCCACCAAAGCGTCAGCCCACGCCTCCTGGGCAAGGGCATCCGACATCGCAGCGTCGATCTTCTGTGTCGGTGATGCTTTTTCGAGCAAGTACCTCCGACCCGGGTACGCCTTCCTGCGCGCATTCCCGATGTGCTGCGTGGTAATCGGGCACCCGTCATGGGTAGCCCGCCCGGTCCGCAGGTCGGTGAGGGAACGTTCGAGCGCCGCATGCATCTGCGTGACCCGGTTGGTGGCCCATTCGACGAACACCTTCTCGCCGTACTTGAGCGCCCATGAGCCGATCTCCGACTGCCAGTCCCGGGGGTCGCAGTAGGCCCTCAGCACCTTGTATCGGGAGCAGATCTCTTCCCACGCGGCATGCACTTCGTTGCGTGGGATCTCGCCACCGAACTGGGTCGGGTCCCAGATCGTCGGCCGCCGATCCAACCCGTACGTCGGGGTGAACCGATGCCCGTCGTGGGTGACGAGCCGGATCGCGGACCAGTCGTTCGAATCGGACCCGTCGAAACCGCCGGTGACCGGGACACCATCCGGGACGACCCGCGCGACGGCGTCAGCGTTCTCCCACACCCCGTCAGGCATCCACGTCCCAGACCCGCGGACGATCTTGTTCCCGAAGAACCGGGACGCCTGCGCGAGGTCGTTCTCCGCCAACTCTGCAGCCTCAGCCTCGATCGCCTTGAGGTTCACCCACCAGGACCCCGCATACACGTACGCGTGGAGTTTCCGGCGGTGCTCCTTGTTCCGGTACGACAAGTCAGCCGGTGGCGGCCGGTAGAACCGGAACACGTCCTGCGCGGTGGACTCGTACGTCCGTTGCGCGGTCGACTCCTCCGACGGGTCCCAGCAGTTCGTTGTCTCGATCGACCTGGCGTCCATGCCGGCGAGGCCACGCCGCTGGGTTTCTGCGACTTCCCGCATCCCGTTCGACTCGGTGTATATGCCCGATTCGTCCTGCAGGACGAATGTGACTGGATTGCCCAGGCGGGCAGTGGCGGACGCCGTGACCTTGTCGATCCGGCCGTCCTCACCGACCCGAATGAACTCCTCACCGACCCGACCGGACGTGGACTCCATCCATCCGCCCCGAAACATCGCCTTCAACGGCCGGTAGACGTTCCGTGTCTGATCCTTCGCGGTCGCCGTCAACTGGATCAACGGAGTCGGCCGCGGCATGCCCATCGGCTCGCCCGGCTCATACTCGTACACCCATCCACAGTCACACCCATGGTCGGCGCAGTCGTACATGTCGCCGGCCACAGCCCACCCGACGAACACCGTCGGGCCGGCAGCCTCAGCGCAGATGATCGCCGCAGCCCACGGGCCTTTCCCGGTCTTCTGCGGAGCGACGACCAGGGAGCGCCGGTACACAAAGTTCGTTGAGACTTCCGGCCGCTCCAGATCCCACACCGCACCCGCATGGACCCGGTAGTGGTTCGCCGTGCACCACAACTGCCAGTCGGCCATCACGTACGGGCGACCCTTGTGGAAACCGTCGGGGATGATGCAGTGGGCTTCGATCCAGTCGCCGATCACGAAGCCGAGGGTCGGGAAATCGACCTGAAACTCAGGCGCCTCCACCGTTGACCGCCTTCAAGCGGTCACGCGCCGACACCCGCGCCGGCGCCGCGGGTGCGGGTGCGGGTTTCTCGGCCCGACGCGGTGTCACCTGGTCTGGCGCCAGCCTCCACCGGTTCCGCAGCATCGCCGCAGGGTTCAAGCCGAGCCGGTCTGACCACTGCCGGGCCTCTTTCGCGTCCTCCATCGACCCGAGTTCAGCCAAGACCTTGTGCCGGACATACTGGGCGACATCCCGCGTCCACCCGACCCGCTGGGCCCAGGCGTGCGCCTGCGGAGAACGCCACGCCTCGCGCCACAGCCCCTTCTCGCGTTTCTCCTGCTCCGCGACCTGGAACGACAGGACCGCGACCTGCTCCTGCGCCTGCTCCAGGCGCCGTTCGACCGACGCCCGCTTGTCGCCGGTCGCGTCCGCGAGTTCCCACTCCAGCCGGGACACCTTTGCCTCGGCGACCGACTTCTTGGCCCGCAACCCGATGTCCGGGAGTAGCGGCCATCGGGGGATCGGCCCGTCGTACCCGGACGACGGGAGCGTCAGCCATCCGGCGCTGTCGAGACCGGTCGCGCCGTCCCGGTTCCGGCCGCGCCGCAATGCGCTTGGATCCGGCGGTGGACCACTGCTCGCTCGGGCTCCGCCACTCGCCATCGACGCCATCCATTCACCCGGTGGCATCACGCCGTCGGGCATCTGAGAGAGGACCGTCCGGCGTCGCGCCGGAGGGCATCGCCGCTGCCCAATCACTGGGCCACGGACACTCACGGTTGCCAGGCTTCAAGCCGGGCGGTTGTACCCCGGGAGTCGGGGGCACCCGTACTCGCGAGTAGCAAACGCAGGGTTATGTCGGATCGTCAGGACCAAGATCACGGCCACTCGTGGTGACGCTTGAACCCGGCGCACCTCCGGCGGCCC